TAGCTGCAAAGTCTTTGCGCGCTTGTGCAACCACATCGGTAAATCTAGTCTGCACAGCTCGAAAAGCTGCGCCAATATCTCTTTTTACAAATAGCTTATAAGCAACATCGACGGCTGCCACAAGGCTTTTGGTCAAAACATCGACCAGCTTGACTGTCGCAAAGATTGCCGTCGCAACGCCTCTAATGCCAAATTTTATGACAGCAAACAATGCCGTCCAATCCTGTTCAGAATCAAATAATTCCGAGAAAACCTCTAGGATTGATTGCAGCGCTGGCAATAGCGCATCCATTAATTGAAGTTGAAAACCTTGAACCTTGAAACCCATCTTGGTGATCGTATCATTAAACAATTCTGCCCTTTTCTCAAAATCCTTGCTAAGTTCTTCCTTGAATTGCTCCAAGATTTGCCTGCCGCCATTAAGTAATGTTATTAACTCAACGCCAGACTTGCCGAACAATGAAACTGCAGCCGCTGCCTTCTGTGCTCCATCGGGCATGTCCGCGAATCTATCGGCAATTTCCGCGAACATTTGTTCAGTTGTTTTTAGTGTACCGTCTTCTTTTTTAATGGAAATGCCAAGCTGTTGAAAGCGCTTCGATAACTCCTTGTTGCCTTCCGCCGCGGCAATCATGTTCACATTTAATTTTGTTAAGCCTTTTATTAGTTGCTCGTTGCTGACGTCTGACAGCGCTGCCGCTCTTTGATAGCCAATTAATGCGCTAGCCGCAACACCCGTCCGCGTCGCAGCCTTGCCCATCGCGTCGGCTGCATCAATACCTTGCTTCACAAATGCCGTAAAGGCGCCCAGTGCCAAGCCTGCGGCTAATCCTTTCAGCGCACTGCTAAGGCCGCCAACAGCAGCCTGCAGGTTCTTGACCTTGCCCTGTACGCCCTGCATCGAGTTGCCAAGGCGCCGGATATTGTTCTCGCCATCAACGCTGGCCTTAATCCGTAGCAGCGCGTCTAGATTCATCTCACGCGCTCCTTTCGTTCAGCTTGGCCATGGCCGCGGCTTCCATGATCTGTAGATCCTCGAGCACGGCGCGCTGATCCTTCACTTCATACAGTCTAAGGATCCACGCAACAGCTCCATAGTCCAAACCAAGCAGGCCGTTCATGGTCGTGCGCCATTGCGTCTGGCAGCGCAAAAACATCTCAACAGCTTGCCAATTCTCCTCCCACACCTCAAAATCAGCCGGTGGTGGCGCCTCCGGCAAGGCGACGCCCATCACGGCTGCATCGTCTTGCGAATCATCTTGAATGCCGCCGCTAGCCCAATGCTCGGCGGCCTCGATCAGTTTTTTCGCTTAGCTCCCTGCAGACTGCCAAAGTATGCAGTCACGATTGCAGTGGCGAGCATCGGCACATCAAGCAGTTGCGACAGCGCAGATTGGCTAAATGGCACATCTTTGCCGCTGTCGTCCGTCACGCCGGACCAGCCCACCAGAACCTCAGCGGCCAGCTCACCATCCGTGATCTCGCCCGATTCAATCTGCACGCCAATTTCACGGATGCGCGACTGACTCAAGCGCCGAAACTCGCCATCAAAACTTTGGCGTTGATGCCGGCCACCATCGATCGGAAGATCAAAGGTGACCGGCCATGTGTAGCTGTCGGACTGCTTGAGAACGAACGCCATCAGGTAAGGGCAATGCTCAACTCATCATTGCCTGCCGTGGTCGGCGTGGCAACGTAGGGCAAGTTAAGCATCTGGATGCCGTCCTGATCAGAGTAGGTGGGCGATCCGATATCAGTCTGAGGCGAGCTGAAGGTCACAATGTTGCCAGCGGTTTGGCCATGCTGGAAGGTCAGGTTTCCAGTGCTGGTGCCGTTGGCGATTGTGAAGAAATCCTTAGCCGTGATGGTTGGCGCCTCAATCACCACGGTGCCGTTAGGCGCGCGGTTGGTGATCAGAACCTCCTTGGTGCAGCCCACCAGTTCCCGATAGACCATCTCATTGGCTAGGTCCATGCTGAAGGACTGCAAGCAGCCGCTGTAGCTGAAGACCTGGAAGCCAGTGGTGTTGCCCTGCTTAAAGATCACAGGGGTTGCTTGGTTGCTGTAGGTCGGAGTAGGCAGCGCGCTGTCGTCCGGAGCGTTGTAGATGCCCATCATGGTGAAGCTAATCACCGGGATCTGACCCACTTCGCCGCTGATGCTGAACGATCCACGGCAGCCGGTGATCTTGTGCCGCACGCCATCGTTGTTGAAATAGATGCTGCAGCTACTAAAGCTGCTGCTTACAGGCGCATAGGTGACGCTGGTGCCGGCAGAAATGGTCTCGCTCATGGCGCAGGACTTCATCACCGGACCCCACGATGGGGCAGTACCTGCAGCGCCGGAGCCAGCCAGCTCAACGTCAAATGTAATTTCAACGCGCTGATTCGCCAAGATCTGCTCAAAATTGCCCAGATAAGGCCGGATCAAATCGCGCGTAACCACATCAGCCTGCAAAGGCGTGATCTCCAGGTTGCGTACCAGGATCGCCTCGGTGCCTGCAGGAGTGCTGTCAGTGCCGTAGCTGGATTCAATCTTTGCCAGGATTAGGCGTTTGCGGGTCAGCAGAGCCATCGCTCAGTTCCTCGGTTTGGGGGTTGAGGGATTGCGCCGGCTCTGTCCGCTGTATCAGCTTCCGCTTGCCGGTCTTGGGGTCCAGGAGAAAAGATCCCCCTTCGCCTTGGTATTCATTAGCCATCGTAGCCGCCTTCTACTGCGTCAAGTCTGCCACGTTGGTGCGGTACCGGACTAAATAATCACAGGCAATCACACCAGCAGGCTGGTCCGCTTCCATCAGGTCAAATGAGACACTGACGGGCTGCACATCGATCGCATAACCGCCAAGCGTTAAATCAGCCATGATCTTGGCGTGCAGGCTTTCAACGATCGGATCAGCAACCTGATCCGGCACATTGCCCCGCACAATCACCGCCACACGTACCGTAAGGCTCCAGTCCAACGTGGGCAGCGCCGTATTCTGCTCTGCCGTATCGCTAACAGGCTCAACGACAATGGCCGGCGACTCACCGCGCGTCAGTGGCTCTACCCTGCTGCGATAAATCCGCGTGCTGACGCCTGTAGTGCCAGTCAGTGCTGTGCGGATAGCGGCCAGTATTGTCTCGCGTTTAGTGGTCACGCCTTCACCTCAATGGCGCTAATGCGACCGCGTTGAAAACTAATTGATGTTGTATCAGTGTGGTTGGCAACAAACATGGCCACCTCATCATCATCAGCCAACTCAATCATCCAAAAACAAAACAACTTAGTAATTTGCGTATTGGACCCAGTAAAAGCACGGCATTCTGACTGCGGGATTACTGAACCATTTTTCGCAAGACTGATGCCAAGCGTGTGGTTGTTGCCAGCTGATGCGTCCATGCTGGCCTGCACCATGAATAGCTTTGTCGCGCCGCTGTCGTTCTTCAGGCCAAAGGTATCAGTAGTGCCAAGTACAACCTGATAATCGCTCGCACTATCAAACGTGGCCGTTAGCCCAGTGCTTTGATACGTCCCGGCAGCACCGATGGCGATGGTGCCGCTAGTCATTTTGCTGGCCTGTCCACGAGCCAGCACGCCCTCGATGTAATAGCTCAAACTGGACCATGCCAGCGTGCCATTACCGACCTTGAACCGCCGCGTATCGGTCTCAATGCCAAGCTCGCCATTTAGCAGCACAGGATTGGCGGAAGCCCAATTCGCAGCGGTGTCACGCCGCAGTCTTAGCCGTGCAGTACTGCTCATGCTCCGCCACCATCAAAGTCGTTGCCATCAAGGTAGCTGCTAGACGCGCTGCCACCATCGATCTCAGGGTCAAGCTGCTCGATGCCTTGATCAATCACAAGGCTGTCAGCATCATCACCATCAAGCGGTGTTGCTGCAGTGGTAGATGGCACGTCAGCCGATCGCTGCAACGCGATCTGAACCATCTTGCCGTCGTCAATCAGCTGGGTCTCACGCACCGTATAGGCCACGCCGTTGACGTTGATCTGCGACCCATAAAGCAAATCACCAAAATCCGAAGCCCGCGCCGTGAGCGTGTAGTCAGTGCTAAGCACCATCCCATCGCTCAGGATCTGGCTGGGCATATCCAGGATCCCATTAGCAGTAACGGCGCCAGCTGTGCAGCTGACGCCGAAATCTGCCAGGAAGATATCCAGATCTTCCGTGAAGGCCATCAGCCGTACTTCTTAGAGCCGAGAGCCACCACCGACACAGCGCCGGTGCCGGTGCCACCGCTAACAGTGAAGAGCACGCGAACGTAACGCTTGAGATCGTTGCTGTTCAGGTAGATCTTCTCTTGGAAGGCGGTGTTAGCAGCAGCAGCCGTAAAGCCGCCGCCGGTGATATCAGCAAAGTCGCCACTGGTGGTGGTATCGCTGTGCTGCAGCTTGGCGGTCAAGGTGACGCCAGAGCCAGCAGCGGCGGCATCAATGACGAAGGCCACATCGCCTTCGTAGTCCAAAAGGTCTACATAGGCGGGAGTGCCGGCACCAGTGGAGGCGACGACTGCATTGTTGTGCAGCTCAAGCAGATCAGTTTTCGATCCGAGGTTGTGGATGGTCATTGGTAGATCTCCTGCGCTTAGGCGCTGATTTTGGTTTGGGAGCCTCTACTGGCTCTTCAATCTTGACAGGGGCGGCCGTAACTTGAACAGCCTTGCCGATACCGATCAGGAGCTTGGCATCGGAAGGGGATGCTTCAACAACATCCCCAACCTTCACCACGCGCCCGGTCAGCATCGTCTGCCTTAGGACGCGGATCAGCATGATCAGAGATTGTCGTTGCCGCGGCTGAAGGATTCAGGATGGCGAACAGCAATGTCCACATCCTGCATCGCAACCACGCGCACAGTGCCGCTGGTGCTGTTGGTGTAGGGATCCACCATGATGTCCAGACCGCTGAAGTAGCCGATGATCAGGTCGGCAAAGTTGCCGAACCAGAGATCACCAGAAGCCACTTGGTTGGACAGCACACCGCGGTAGCCGTTCACCTCGTTGCCCTCCATAAGGAACATGCCAGAGCCAGTGTCTTTGGTGGTGGTCTTCAGATTGCCGCGCATTGCAGCGTTCATCAGATACACAGGGCTGCCAAGCAGTGCATTGGCGGTTGCCACATCGCTTTCAAGTGCCACAACCTCAGCAAAAGTTGGGGCAGCAGCGGCAAAGTTTTCAGTGCCGATGCCGGTGGTCAGCTTCAGGCCAAGAGGCTCACCGTTGGTGCCAGTGCCATACAGGCCAGCCAGGTCAATCTTGAGAGCCAGCACGCGGGCAAGATCGCTGCGCACCATGTTCTCCACATCGATGGAGGACTGAATCATCAGGCGGCGGCTGTAATCGGTGTAAGCAGCCACGGTTTTCGGGGTCAGGCTCACCTGATCCACGGTCTGCTGGGACTCGGTAGGCGCACCAGACTCAGCAACCCAGTAAGCGGTAGCGGCGCCCGAC